CGACTTCGTGGCTACCGTTTCCGCAGCCGCCATCAAAAAGCGCCTTGCGGACATCGTGGCGTTGTGGGCCTACGCCGAATACTGGGATGATACCGGCTGGCTCACCGAAGAGGAGATCGCGCAGGCTACCGGTGCCGAGACTCTTACCGAAGAGGACGAGGATAGCGAGGACGATGCCGCATTTACGCTCCAGGCCGTGACCGACGCAATCGGCAAGACGCCCGAAAAGGCGCTCCTGCGAATGATCTATGCGCGCCTTGGTGATTGCAAATCTGAGGGCTACTTCCGTAGCTACTGGAACAGCTACGCCATGAAGCACGAGGAAAATGAGAAGCTGGATCGCATCTATGCTCTGCTCGTCAAGCTGGGCTACGAAATGTCCGACGATGAAAAGGCGCTCCAGGACGGAACACATGAGCTTTTCGGGGAGGCGACCGACGAATGAGAGCATCTACCTGCAAAGGCTGCGGCGCGGCTATCGTCTGGATCAGAACACCCGGCGGGAAGTCTATGCCGTGTGACGCCACCCCGCGCTATTACATCGAAAAGCCCCGCTCCGGCAGTAAAAAGATCGTCACGCCTAACGGCGAGGTCATTTCCTGCGAGTATACGGAAGATCCGCACAAGGCCACCGGCACCGGCTTCGCTCCCCACTGGGGAAGCTGCCGGGCGGCAGGCAGCTTCAAGTCGAGGGAGGAACGCAATGGATAAGCTGACATGGTATGACGAGGATGGGCGGCTTTACTGCCGCCGTGGGTATGAGGTCGCGCTGGCGCGGCTGGCTTCTTACGAAGCAACAGAGTTGATGCCGGACGAAATCATAAAGATGGGGATGATGTTCGAGGATAGCAAGCGCTATTCCGGCCGGCTCGAATTGAAGCTGAATGCTGCGGCAAAACGGATGCCCAAATGGGTATCTGTAAAAGAGAGGTTACCGGAAGATCGTAGCAATGTCCTCGTTGTCGCGTATTGGCACGAAAGATGGGGCGTCTATATGGGCTGGTGCGCTCCCGAAAGGGCGGAATGGAGTGTCCATATCGGCATTGGGGATAGAGACGATGTCGCAGTCACCTATTGGATGCCTCTCCCGGAGCCGCCGAAGGAGGACGACAGAAATGATTGATACCGGGGATGTCACGATGTTCTGCCATTGGAACAAAAGACTGGTCTGCAAAAAGGACTTTTACTGCGACACCTGCAAACATCAGCTCGCCGCCGACGATAAAGAGAACGGCAAAGCCAAGCCTGTGCAGCTGCGGTGGACTGAGGATTATGACGGAGGCAGAGTTCCCGAATGCCCCTCCTGTGGGAATATGCCGTACAGTTTGGAGCGGTGCATCTTCTGCGGTCAAAGATTTCTGCCCGATGCGCTCACAAAGGAGTGGAGCAAGCCGCCGGAGGAAGTACGCATGGATTGTCCCTCCTGCGGCGGGGAGAATACGCTGGTCGGCGCCAGAGCACGCAGCAACGGACACTTTCACGGTCGATGCACAGCCTGCGGTTGTGTGGTGATGGAATGAAAAGGAGCTTCTATGGAACGATTTGAAAACCTGCTCGATTTTATCAATGAGCTGAACGAGAACGGGCGCATTCCGTACGACGATTACAGTCGCCTTTTTGACTTGGTGCAGGAGTTCGCAGGAGCGGAGGAAGCAATCAACGCCGCCGCGACCGATATTGCCGCCCTGCTGTGGCTGAACGGCAACTGCGAATATTGTGAGCACGGAGAGAAAGAGGAGTTCAGCGGCGCGAACAGATGGCATTGCCGTCTCGGAAACGGCATAGACTGCCGCCCTGTGTGGCGCGGCGCTGCAACGAAGGCCTCCCTGCCGGAGATACACAAGGCAGAGCCGACTTCGATTCGTGCAAAGCCCAGCCGCGCGGAGACTATGTTCGGGCCGAAAGAGACATGGGCTATCCCTGATAGAGCAGAAGTCGAGGAGACCACGCCGAAGACATACAAGGGGTTTCTGCTTATTCGGTGCGCACAGTGCGGAGATTTGCGAGGCTTTTGTGTCAAACAGCCTATCTCGTCTTATCGGTGTGCGGCCTGCGGTGGAGAAACGCCGCTGCACGATCTCGCGTCGGCGCACATCCGCTGTAAGTGCGGGAAGAGCTTCAAGTATCGAACGAACATTGAAGAGGACAGTATCACCTACAACTGCCTTTCCTGCGGCGCGCCGGTCGATCTGGTCTATAACAAGAAAGCTCGCGCCTATCAGACGGTGCGATGATGCTCATTATCACCGTTCATGTGAACGCTCCGGCAGGGCAGGCCATTGGCATAAAGGAGCAGATTGCTCAGGATTTGGAGCGATACGGAGATACCCGTGTGGTGTCGGTAGAGGTAGTGCAGCCAACATACCGGCAAATGCAGATTGGAGAGATCGGAAACCGGCCGCACGGCAAGAAGTAAGGAAAGATGGGGGTGAGCCAAAATGACACTTTTAGAATTAAATCAGCACTACGAGCTGGTCGAGAAACTGACCAAAGCAAGAGAAATGCTTCAATCCCTACGCGACGCGGCTTGCCCCGGTGCTGCTGTTCTCACAGGTATGCCACACGCGCCCGGCGTCAAGGATAAGGTCGGTGACCTTGCGGCCGAGATCGTGGACATGGATGCGCGTGTCGGCTGGCTGGAAGCAGAGGTCAAAGCCAGTGAAGAGTCGATCATGCCGTTTATCTGTGGTATCGACGATGACCAGACGCGACTTATCTTCCGGCTGCGGTTCCTGCGGGGGCTTGCGTGGAAAGAGGTCGCAGCGGTCATAGGAGGCCGTAATTCGGAAGACTCGGTAAAGATGGTGTGTTACCGCTACCTAAGCAGCTGAAAGCCGTTCCGCGCTGTTGCAACAGGTTTCTTGATATTCCTCGCATCGTGTATTAGGATTAGACTCGTAAAATCCTACATAAGCCAGACGGTCATCCTTTCGGGGGTGGCCGTCATTCGTTTGGAAAGGAGGTTGAGGCCTGCGCGTTACTCCTTGCGCGCTGGTCATGCGCCGGGTCCAATGTTCGCCAGCAGAGGGCAGCGGTGACATCACCAAAAGGAGATTTTCCAAATGCTCGGAATTATCATTCTGGCCGCTTATGCGGCGTTGATGATCGGCGTCACGCTGATTTTCACTCGCAGAGCGACCAACGCAGAGAGCTTCCATGTTGCGGATCGGCGCATTGGTTCGGCAGTTGCCGCCATGAGTATCGCCGCGACCTGGATTTGGGCTCCCTCGCTGTTCACATCGTCAGAGATGGCATACACGCGCGGCATCCCGGGAATGTTCTGGTTCACCGTTCCGAATGTGCTGTGTCTGATCCTGTTTATCCCATTCGCCAGGAAAATCCGGGAGCAATACCCGGAGGGCATCACCTTGACCGGCTACATGAACGAGCGATACCACTCTGGTAAAGTCAAGGGCATCTATTCTTTCCAGCTTGGCGCGCTGTCCGTTCTTTCTACGGCGGTGCAGCTGCTTGCTGGCGGAAAGACGCTCGCGCTTCTTACGGGGCTTCCGTTTTGGAGCATGACGCTTGCTCTGGCGGCTATCGCTTATTCCTACTCTCGCTTCTCTGGATTGAAAGCGGCCATTGCGACCGACATTGTTCAGCTCGGGATTATCCTGCTGGGCGGCGGTCTGCTGGTTGCACTGAGCCTCCACATGACCGGCGGCATTGATACTGTGCGCGCTGGCCTCGGCTCCATCTCTGGGGAGTACACCTCTCTCACTTCGGCAAGCGGCATCGAAGTTCTCTTGGGCTACGGCCTACCCATGGCTATCGGCTTGATTTCCGGCCCGTTCGGAGATCAATGCTTTTGGCAGCGGGCGTTCGCCGTTCGTAAAGATCGCATCGGCAGAGCATTCTTCGCCGGTGCGCTTCTTTTTGCCCTCGTTCCGCTTTCCATGGGAACGGTCGGCTTTCTCGCCGCTGGCGCTGGCTTCATTGCAAATGATGCCGGCATGGTCAACTTCGAGTTCGTGTCCTCACTGCTTCCCGCATGGGTGCTGGTCCCGTTCCTGTGCATGATCGTTTCCGGTCTGCTCTCGACGGTGGACAGCAATCTCTGCGCGGCCGCGTCGCTCACAACTGACTGGCTTGGCATCGGAAAGGACACGGTGCAGACCTCCCGGCGCACCATGCTCTGTCTGCTGGCCGTGGCAATCGCCATTGCCAACATTCCCGGCTTGACGGTCACATACCTGTTCTTGTTCTATGGCACACTCCGCGCATCGACGCTTTTGCCTACGGTGATGACCCTGCTCGGGAAAAAGCTGACCGGCAAAGGTGTGTTCATCGGTGTTCTGACCGCGCTTTGCGTGGGGCTTCCGATTTTCGCCTATGGCAATCTCGCAGGGCTTCCCACCGTAAAAGCGGCTGGCAGTCTGACAACAGTGCTGTCGAGCGGGATCGTTGCCGCCATCGCCTCGAGAAAGGCGGTGAAGGCATGAGCCTCGGAAGAAAGCAGCGCATCGACAACAGTGCATGGCTGGAAGCCGTTGCAACCATCGAAGATGCCGTTTCCCGCGAGGAGCTGGACGAACTGACCGCTGCGACTGTGGCTGACATCAAGGCCACGACCGCCGGGAAGCGCGCCGCCTATGCGTGGAGCGCTGGCAAGGACAGCATTGTCCTCGGCAAGCTCTGCGAAGCGGCTGGTGTCACTGACAGCATGATCGGCGTGTGCGACCTGGAATATCCCGCTTTTGCGGCGTGGATTGAGGAGCACAAGCCCGATGGATGCGAGGTCATCAACACGCGCCAGGACATCGACTGGCTGGCCAAGCACCCCGAGATGCTTTTCCCCAAAGACTCCACTGCGGCCGGACGCTGGTTCTCCATCGTTCAGCACAGAGCACAGAGGATCTATTTCAAGTCGCATGAGCTGGACATCATCATTCTCGGTCGCCGGCGCGCGGACGGCAATTATGTCGGTCGCAACAGCAATATTTACACCGATGGCAAAGGCGTGACACGGTTCAGCCCGCTTGCGGCGTGGCGTCACGAGCACATTCTCGCGTATATCCACTACCACCAGCTTCCCATTCCCCCAATCTACGGTTGGAAGAATGGCTATCTGTGCGGTACGCATCCGTGGCCCGCTCGTCAGTGGACCGGCAGTATCGAGAACGGCTGGCGCGAAGTCTATGACATCGACCCCTCTATCGTCCGCGCGGCGGCAGAACGGATCGACAGCGCCCGCACCTTCTTGAAGGAGGTGCGGGCATGAAAGTCGTAAAGAAACCGCTTTCCGAACTCCAGCGCCCCGAGCGCAATGTCCGAATGCACACCGACAAGCAGCTGAAGGAGTTCCGACGCTCCGTCGAAATGTTCGGACAGATCCGCCCCATCGTGGTCGACGAAGCTGGTGTCATCCTCGCCGGCAACGGCTTGTATGAAACGCTTCTCTCCCTCGGTCACACCGAAGCCGACTGCTATGTCGTGACCGGACTGACTGAAGCCGAGAAGAAAAAACTCATGCTGGCTGATAACCGCGTCTTTGACCTGGGCGTTGACGATCTGGCCGCTCTGGACTCGTTCATTCTTGACCTGAAGGACGACCTTGACATCCCGGGCTATGAAGAAGACCTTCTCCGCGCGATGGTGATGGAGGCTGACGAAGCCAGCTATGCCCTGCTCGAATACGGCACTATTGAG